GCGCTGAACATCAAGCATCAAGGCATCTTAAAATTGAAGGCGGAAGGACTGTCCGTCTCTGCCCATCGAGGCTCGCGTAAGTCCGGCATGTTGCCAGTTGCTGCCGTTGAAGTGGGAAGCCCCGCCTGATAAGGCGGGGAGCAGTCACCGGCAGGAGGGGTGTCAATTCTCATTGACACATTTGTTTACCCGCCGCTTATGTGTATAATCAAGCGCATAACTGTAAACATGACTTTAAGGTTTTGCGCTTAATGCCAGTCAAAAACCGAACGCCAGGGAGTAAGGGTAGCCGCTACACCAATCGGGGTAGTGACGTAGTGCTGCCTAAAAACAACCTGGCGGGTAAAGCGCGAGCCAAGCGGCCAGGTTACGACCTGAATCGTGGCGACAGTATCGTCAACGAGAATGCCCGCTACTTGAAAGAGTCCATCAAGTCCATCCGTGACCGCAGTGACGTCACGGAAGTCATTAAGCTGCTGCTTCGCGAAGAGGGTATGTTCTCCAGTGCCGGCAACAGCATGGTCAGCATCGGCGCCAACTCTGGATTCCGAATCGCGGGGTTTGATTCTGCCGGGGTTATGGATATTGATGTCATGGCCCTTGGCTACCTACTGATGGACCGACTAGACACCATCCATGATTACAGTACGGGGTATAACGATAAGCCGGCGTCTAATTCGCTTATCAACATGCTCCTGCTCGATACAGTGACGTCTGGCGGCTGCGGCGTTGAGGTGGTACTCAGGGATGACTTCACCCCCGATCGCCTCGTGCCGGTGGCTTACTCGTCGATTGAGTGGCAAGCCGACGGCAAGGGCGGCCGTTATCCCACGCAAGAAAACGGCGATATCGTTTTGAACTTGCCCACGGTGTTTATAGCTGAACACGGTCGACAACCCAGCGAGCCGTACTCTGCCTCCCCGTTGCGCCCCGGCTTGAACAACACGATGTACTTCACTGAGTTTCTTGAAGACACCCGCCGAGCGGTGAACCGTACCGGCCACAGTCGCATGACCACTACGATCAATGCGGAAAAACTCGCCGCGTCTGCACCGCAGTCGATCCGTAACGACGACGAAAAAATGCAGAAGTACATGAAAGACCAGTATGACTCGGTGCAAGCGGCCATTGAAGCGCTGGAGCCCGAAGATGCGGTTATCGCGTTTGACAGTGTCGAGTTCAAGGTTCACGACACTGGCGGGACTAAATCGGACTACAGCCCGATGCTTAACGTGCTCGGTAACCTGCAGGGGGCCAGCTTAAAAACCCCCGCCTCGGTAACCGGCCTGCGGGCAAATGGTGGCCAGGGGCTTTCAAACTCAGAAACCCTGGTCTACTTGAAGACCGTTGAGTCCATGCGTATCGCCGCCGCCGAGGTGCTGTCACGGGCACTGACCTTGTCGGTAAGGCTGCTCGGCATCGATGGCTTTATTAAGTTCGATTTCCAGCCGATTAATCTTCGCCCACAAGACGAGCTTGAGGCCTATAAAGGCACCAAACAGAAGCGGATATTTGAAGGGTTGTCTTACGGATTCATCAATGATGCCCAAGCCTGCTGGGAGCTGGGAGTTCGACCACAGGGTCTCCAAGAATCGCTCGCTGGAAGTCGCTTCTATACCAACGAAAAAACTCATGGGGGTGAAGCTGAAAGGTCTTCTTCCTCCGGCGCCGCATTGAACCCGGGTACCCCATCCAAGTCTGGAGGAGACGACCAATGAATGACGAGCTGTGGTTAGGCACTGAGTCTGCCCTGATGGCACTCATCAACTACGAGCGAGACGCGCAAGCCCACTTTGTCGACATGATGGACCGCCGCAAGGCATTTATCGATGAGCAAGGCCAGGGCGAGGTAGCACCCCGCAAAGGCGCCTACCTGCTGGAAGTTAGCGGCAGCACCGCGCTTATCAAGGTGTCCGGCAGCCTGACAAAAGGCTACCGTTGGTACCACGAATTCGCAGATGGCCAGGTCACTAGCTACGAGGCGATTGCCGACGCGCTTGATCTCGCCGCTGACCACCCGGACGTCGCCAACATCGTGTTGAGTATCCACTCCGGCGGAGGCGCCGTCACCGGCATCGACGCCCTGGGGCTGCACATTCGTCGCGTTGACCAGATTAAGCCCGTCCGTGCGTACACCGAGACGGCCGCGTTTTCGGCCGCCTACTGGATTGCCTCTTCGGCACGCGAGATCATCGCAGGCAGCCGGATGGCCGAGGTAGGTTCGATCGGCACACTGATGGTGCATACCAGCATGGCCAAGATGGCTGCGCAGGCGGGGGTTGAGTTTACCGTTTTCCGTGCCGGCAAGTACAAAGCACTGGGATTGCCGTATGAGGAGCTGACCGACGAGGTCAAAGCCCACATGCAGGCAGACCTTGAAAAGGCCAATGGCTTTTTCCTAGAGCACGTTTCTTTGCGCCGCAGCTTGATGATGTCTGAGAAATCACGCTGGGCAGAGGGACGCACATTTTTCGCCGGTGACGCCATCGACGTGGGGCTTATTGACCGCGTGGCATCACTGGATGAAATCGTAAGCGCCGCGGGCGCATATCAACCCAGGAGAGACCGCATGTTTATCTCAGAAGAGAAACGTGCTCAGATCGCTGCGGGCGCCCCAGCAAAGGACGTCCTAACAGCCGAAGAGCTAACACAGTATGAGGCCGAAGTGGCAGCTGCCGCTGAAGAACCTACCGACAAGCTCGCTGCCGCTGAAGAACCTACCGACAAGCTCGCTGCCGAGGAAGACGTAGCCAGCACCACACCTACTTCAGACCTCACGGATTACTACCAGGCGCTAAAAGACAATGGCCGGTTGGAAGCCCGTCTTGACGCCGAGAAAGAGCGCCGAGAAGCCGCTGAGCAGAAGTTGTCGGCCCAGGCCTCTCAGCTTGACAGCTTGACGGAAATCGGAGCCCTGGCGGTGAAAAACCTTCAGGTCGCGTTGGGTATGACCCAGTCGGTACCGACCACGCCCGAAGGGTTGGTGACCGAGTACAACGGCCTACAAACCCGTATGGCTCAGCGCTTTAAAGTGGGGCGTCAAAGTGCTTCAGAGGCCAGTGCCCCAGACCACAAAGAGGGCGCTGACATCCCTCTAGCGTTCCGTTCAACAAAGGCAGGTAACCACTAATGGCAGATTTTAAATTTAACTTGCTGACGCACTCTCCCGATGAGCTGCGCGTGATCTCCACAGCGTTGGGTGCGACGGCGGATAATCAGTTTCGCTCGGATACCGACCTCGGCAAAGCAGTGAAGATGGGTGCTAACGCTAACCATGTCATTTGCGCCGCTGGCGATGAGATTGAAGCGTTCATTGACTCGGTAAAGGGTAATACGGTCAATGAAGGGTATAGCTTTGGCGGGGTAAGCCGCGGCGGGCGTCATGCCGCCGTGGTCGGAGCTAACCAAGTCGCCGCCGTCGTGCCGCTGGACTATGTCGTCGCCGACATCCAGGCAGCGGCAGGCACTAACGGCGAGGCCGCGGTGAAGGTGGGTACGCCCACTAAGCACCTGTGGCGCGTTGTCAACGTGATCGGTGATGGCCTTCCAGGCTCCAAAGTAATTCTGGAACGCGACGAGTAAACCCTTATTTGCGATTGACTGGTTAATCTTATAACAGTTCAATCGCAAAAACGCTTAATCTTAAAAACTGTTTAAAAGGTAGGAAACTATGGAATTTGGCTTACACTACATGGCGAAGGGTAAAGACGGTCGCACCCACCCTGCCACCTTAAAAGTGGACGAGTCTATTTATCGTCGCGCCACCGAGAAGAACATGACCGTACGTCAGCTGATGAAAGCTGAAATGACGGACTGTGACTACAACTACGGCGAGCCTTTAGACCAGGTCATGGCAGGTTCCGGTCTTTTGCAAGACCGCAAACTCGGGATGCCGTCACTGACGGCTAAAGACCTTCAAAGCGAAACCGTCGCGCAAGACAAACTGCGCAGCCCAGATGGCACTAACACCAGTGTCGGTGCGCGCCTTCTGTACCCGCAGATGATCCTCGAAACCATGCAAGAGCACTTGCAGGATGACGGGTCAGACATCCTGGCAAAATACGCCGAGATGGTGGCGGTAACCCGCAACGTGGGCGGTAAGAAAGTCGATCAACCGCTGATCAACACCAAAGCGCCGGAAGGCAGCCGAAGCGGCGAAATCGCTGAGCTGGCAGAACCGGAAACCATGGTGACCATCACCACCGGCGACCGCAGCTACCGCATTCCGACCAAATCGATTGGCCTGACCATCTCCGATGAAGCGATGGAATCCACCACCATTGACCTCGTTCGCGTCGTGATGGAAGCCCAAGCGCGTGGTGAACGCATTGCCATGGTCGAAGACCAGCTACGCGCCCTGGTACTGGGTGACAAAGACCGCGGCATCGAAGCCCTTCCCGTGAAAGCCATTGGCAGCTTCGACGCGGCGATTACAGGCAACGGCCAGATCACGAAGAAGGCCTACATCAAGTGGCTGCGTGAGAATTACCGCTTGCGTGAAATCAGCCACGTCATGACGGACTTGGACACGGTTCTCGACATCGATGACCAGCTGCTGCCGAAGATGACCGGCATGGACAGTTCGCGGATTATGACGCCCTTTAGCGGCATGAACCTCGACATTCCTGTACCGAAAATGGTCGACTTCAGCCAGGACGTGTTTGGCGCCGGAATGCTGGTGGGCCTTGATCGTCGCAACGCTATCCAGCGCTTTGTGAACGTCAACGCCAACTACGAAGGCATTGAGAATTATGTAATGCGTCGTGCCAATTCGTTCCGTGTTGATTACGGCGAGATGGCGACCCGTTTGTACGACGAAGCGTGGTCGGTGGTTGGTCTCACACAGAGCTAATCCGCCACGGGCTGGCGGATATCCGCCAGCCGTTTTAGACACGGGAGAATATGATGGCAACGCGTAAAACAGCAGAACCGGTTCAAGAAGAAGCGGTAAAGGAAGCGCCCGCTAAGAGCGGTATGGTCCGCGTACGCAACCATGGCCGGTTCTTTCTGCGTCAGCCCAGCACCGGTATCCGTATCGATGGCCAGGGTGGTGTGACTGAGCTTAAAGACGACGCTTGGCTCGACCTACAGATTAGTCGCAGGCTGATGGAGAAAGCGTGATGGATATCCTCGGGCTGACGTCGTCAAATCAAATCAGGGGCGTGCTGACAGTGTCCGTCAGAGACCTGCCAGACAGTGTCGTCGAAGATTACGACCTGGCAACGGACCTTGAGGTTGATCTGGAGGGATGGCTCGGGGATTACACCACCACACTAGCGGGGGATGCCGCGCTAGCGAAGCTGGTCAAACTGTACGCGAAATACCGGTGCGCTGCCTGGTTGGCGGCCTCCGGCCAGAATTTCCTGTATACGCAGATGAGCGATGGGACCAATCAGGCCCAGCGCAGCGATACAGAAGGGTTCCAAACCCTCAGGTTGCACCTTGAATCTCGGGCCTTGTTTTACCGGCAGAAGGCGGACGAGCAGCGCAGTGAAGCAACGGCGGCCAACGTTACGCTACTCGGCCGTGCCACCCCGACGCGGGACCCGGTCACGGAGACTAGAAGCTGATGTTTCTGGAACAACAAAGCTACCGCTGGATTGGTGACCCCGTTGAAGGGTTCGACCCGCAAACGGGCACGTTCACCCCGTTGGACTTTGATGTTCGGATCTCGATTACCGATCAGTTTTTATCGAATTTCAACCGCCCGCTGCGTCGGCGGATGATCCACTACCCGATCGGCAGCGTACTCCCTGAGAGCCTGACCATTCGGGCGGTCCACACCCAAGACGTTTACCTCTTGGGCCAAGCGCGGGAGGACTCGGATTTCACCGGGGCCTATCACCAGATGGCAGTGGGGCATTTGGTTACTGACGCCGGTGCGGGGTCCTCCTCGGGACTGGTTACCCAACACCGATACTCTCCCGACGGGCCACCTGAAAACCCCGGCTGGGTTACCGAAAAGCAGGTGGCTCAGACTTACACGGACTTGGAGTTTCGTTCCAGCTTGAACGAATCCGATCTGGTGGATAGTCGCATTGAGGCCTACGTGGCGTTTTTCCCGCGTACCTTGGCCATTGAAACGCATGATATCTTTCGCTTTGACGGCGTGGATTATCGGGTCACCGACGCCTACCCCGACAGTGGTTTCATGATGACGCGACTTAACCAGGAGCCCAATTACTATATCGACCTGGTCATCAAAACAGAGGGCCAGCCGGCTTACGACAGCGTCGAGATGGTCTGGGTGACTAACCAGCAAAGCCATAACGTCACCGCGCTACTGACCTCGGATTACGACTACGCAGCGTGGGCGTCTGACAGCCAAGACCAACTCGACCTAAGCGTGGACCAACGCCACATTGGGTTCCGCCCTGAGGCAGGTATGGAGGTGGTCTGGGACGGCCGTACACGCACCATACGGCGGGTTCAGCATTATCGAGGTGAGCGGCAGTACAAACTGAGGTGCAGCTGATGGCACGCCAAAGTGCTAGAAACCAATGGCAGAGTTATGCCGAACGGGTGGGCCTCGATCTATCCGAGCTGCTTAACCGGAATATCCGGGAAACCCTAAAAGTGGGTGTCCGCGCAGTAGTCACTAACACGGTGCAAGATTCAGGGCGTGCCGCGTTCCACTGGGTGATTATCCCTAACCGGGGGGCGGTAAACCCGGGAAAATGGAGCGAGATGACGTTTAACCCGACATACTACCGCCCCCCTATTGGCGGTCCAGGGGACAAGGGCAAGAACCGAACGGCGGTGATTCAAGCGGTGATAAGCAGGGAAACCCGTAAGACTATCGACGCCACGGTAAAAGGCAGAACTGGGCAAGCCACCGTCTTCCAGTTTCAGTCCAACGTGCCGTCTCAGCAGGTCGACGCTGAGTGGGGTCGGCCAGGAAGCCGAAGCAATTACCGACTCAACGCGGAGCTGGCGAAAGCGAAAGAAGCCGCATTAACGCAAATGAAGGTGAAGTGGGAGCAACAGATTGCCGCGGGTAACCAGCGTAAGAGGCCAGTCAGCTAATGGATAACGTCAACGACATCCATCGCGTGGTGCGCAGTGAGCTATTCAGCTTGATGCCAATGCAGGGGCGTATTTGCTTTGGCTACCTGACGCCGGAGGATGCCGGGCCTAACACCCTCGGGGATCTGTTTGAGCAAGACCTGGATTTCCTGATGGTAGAGGTAATGATTGATGACGTCAGGCGAGCCGGTCCGAGTACGTCTTCCCCGCGTCGCGTCTGGGGGCATATAGAGTTCGCGCTTCATTCAAAAGGTCGGTTAAACACTTACACCCTGGCCTCAACGTTAGAGGCCGTGGCCAACCACTTCCGAGAGGAGACGCTGCAAGGCGTTCGCTTCCGGGATTTTACGCCGTCCGGCGAAGCAAGAGACAGGGGATTCACCGCCAGTACTGGCGTCCTCCCCTTCGACTTTGAAACCCGTGCTAAGCACGACAACTAAGCAGGTGAATTATGGGTACTATTCGCAGTTTTACAGATACGTCTGCGGTGTCGCTAGCGTACGCGATGGACGGCGCAGCAGACTCCACTGAAGTGACCGCCACCGAGCTTGCCTACCTGCCCTTTACGCAGGAAGGCTTTCAGCTCTCAAAAGACAGTCAGATGTCGGCGGCCATTCGCGGTGACCGCCGCCAATCGGGGTCTAAAAACACCAAAGGCACCGCCGCCGGTTCAGCAGGGGTTGAGTTCGGCGTCACGCCGTTCGTCAGCGATATGCTTAAAGCCGCCATGATGAACGAATGGACAGTCAGCGATACCTTACCTCAAGAAAGCTTCATCACAGACGGTGAAATTAAGCAGTACATGCTGGTGGAAAAGCGGGTTCGCAACGTCATCGACGGCACTTTGACCAATTTCTTTGAGCGCTATTACGGAAACCTGGTCAACGAAGTTAGCCTTGAATTAGGCGGGAGCGATCTGGTCTCGATGAGCGTGAATACCATGGCGGTGTTCGGGGATACAGCCAACTCCCCTGCCGACATGGACGCGGATGCCGGGGGCCTGGTGGCCACTTACTCGACCCCTGGCGATTACGAGATCGCAGACGCCTCAAACAACGTCAAGAAGGCCACGCTGTTTGACGAGGCAGGGGTAGCTCTGCCGGTTGTTTTCTCCACCGTTAGCGTGTCGATCACTAACAACGTGCGTGAGCAAGAAGCCGTGGGCTCAGAGTTTGCCGGCGGTATGGGCATGGGCAAGGTCAATGCCCAGGTGTCGGGGACTATCTACTACTACGACGACTCCATTCTCGACGCGCACTTGCGCAATAAGTATGTGAGCGCTGAGATTGTGGTGGAGACCCTAGAAGGTGAGTTTGTGATTTACTTGCCCCGCGCTAAAGCCGAGGCGCCCAACGCCAACGCAGGCGGTGAGAACCAGGACTACACGCAAACCCTGACGCTCAACGGCGAAGCCGGCAGCGTAGATTTCGACGGTACGCCTCAGCCGTGCGTCATCGCCATTAAGCGCACACTCGCTCCTTAATCGCAAAACCTGAGAAACTGCTAGACTTTTAAGCGCATAACCGCATTTGCAGTTATGCGTTTTTAAGGTAAACTGTATCTACTAACCCCCACCACGATTGGAACTCACACATGGCTTTTGATTTAGACAGCTTAAAAACAGACCCCAAAAAAGTTACCGATGGCGCCGAAGTGCCGTACCGCGGAGGCAGTAAGCTCATTGTTGCTAAATATAACAACAAAGACGCTGAAAACTTCCGCATGACCGAGACGCTAAAGAACAGCGAATTATTCAGTAAAGTGGCCGACCAGGAAGCGACCCCTGAAGAGCTAGAAGAAGCTGAGCGTATTTCTTTCGAGATTGAAAACAATGCGTTGGCGAAGCACATCTTAAAAGGCTGGAAAGGTATTAAGCGCGCCGGCGAGCCGCTGGAATACACCTCTGAGCTAGGGCTTGACCTGCTCAGCGATTCGGAAAATGCCGATTTTCGCGAAGACCTAGTGCGTATTTCGCGTAACAGCGGCCACTACCGCCCTGAAGAGAAGGCCAAAGCCACGGTAAAAAAAGCTGCCGCCTCCTCTTAAAACACGGGGTAAAAGGTATTGAGGCAATGAAGGCGATGGAGGAGAGATTCGGTGAGCCACACCCTGAAATGCGTGATTTCAAGACCGTTCCCCCTCACCTTCATTGGCTTCAGTCCGCGTTTTTCCGCCTACACCGGCGGCGACCCAGCAGCGATATGGGCGGAATCAAACCTATCACGTACGAACAAATAATGACGTTTGGTGAGCGGGTCATGCAGTTAGACGAAGGGTTGATGCCCTTCTTCATAAACGCCATCGAAGAGATCGACGATGCCGTGTTGAACGATCACAGCGCCAAGGGGTAAGCATGGAATTTGAGGTTAGCTTTAGAGAGACGTTACGGCAACTGGCTGACGCTCAAGTTCGACTCAACAGTCTGGGCAAGGTACTGGACACCAACACCACGCGGGCCGACAAGATGTCGTCCGCTACATCCCAGGCGGCTGCCCGCATCCGCTCTCAGTTTGGCAGCTTAGAAAAGCAGATCCAGCGAAACGGCACGCTCACCAACGATCTAAGTAACCACCTCCAGAAAGCGAAGAAAAGCGCAGAAACTACCTTCGCCGCCATGGCGAAAGGTAATGTCAACGCGACGGCTAAACTCCAAGCATTCAATGGCGAGTTTCGCAATCTTGACCGACTTGTCAAAGACACTGCAGCTAAGCAAGCCTACCTACGCTGGCTGGAAAAAAGCGCGGCGCTCACCGCGGAGAGCGCGGGTAAGGCGCAATATTTACGCGACCGGTTGGCTTCACTGGATACCGCTCAGGCGCGGGTAGCCGCAAGACTGACCGAATACGTAAAAGCCAAAGAGCGCTCACTGGCCGCTGACGCCAAGTTGGTAACTAAGAACCACGAACTCCAGCAGTCGATACAGCGTCTGGCCAGCGTAGAAGGCCAACGCAGTGTAACCCTTCAGCGTCAACTTAAGGCCCGTCAACAAGAGATTGGGTTTGCAGACCAGCAGATCGCCAAAACGGCCGAACTGCGCCGCCAAAAAGAGTTTCTATCAAGCGTAGAAGGTCGACAGCAGGCTCGACTTAGTGCCCAGGTCTCGCGGCTTCAAGAAGTCGCCCGCTCAACGGAAAAGCTGACAAAGTCAGAGGCCCAGTACCAGCAGCGCCTTGAGCGCGCCAATTCAGCGATAAAGATCCGAAATGATCTGCGGCGGGCCGAAGCCGCGGCGGCTAATACGCTAAGCTCCTCAGAAGTTAAAGTAACTCAACGGATAAAAGAGCAGACGGGAGCGTACCAACGTCTCGCCAAGTACATGCGGATGACGAATGCTCAGATATTGGGCCTTTCTGCGACGTCTTCTGGGTTGTCCCGGGAGCTTAGGCTAAACGCTCAGGCCGCGGCTATTTTCAGGGCAGGGCTAGGGGGCCTTAATGCTTCCATTGGTATTTATACCTCGGCCACCGTGCTCGCAGCATCAGCAGCTTATGCGTTCGCTGCTGCACTGCGAGATACGGTAAGTACAGGGATAGAGTTCACCGATACGATGGCCCGCGCTGAAGCGGTCATGATGAGCGGATCGAATGCTTTAACCGAAGCTGGTAGGTCCATGGCGGGCTTGGAGATGCAAGTTAGGGCGCTGGGCGCCTCTACCATGTTTACCGCCACCGAGGTATCGGGCGCCCTGGTAGAGCTAGGGATGGCGGGCCTTTCCTCTACTCAAGCCATGACGGCCCTGGCCCCTACGCTTGACCTTGCCGCTATTGGTAACGTGGAGATGAGCCGGTCGGCAGACATCGCTACCAATGTCATGACCTCGTTCAACAAGACCGCCGGCGAGATGACGGGCGTGGTGGACCTTTTAGCCTATGCGATTACGAATTCAAACACCAACATAGAGCAGCTTGCCAACTCAATATCCTACGTTGGCCCGGTGGCCAGGGCTGCAGGCTTTGGCCTGGAAGAGACCGTTGCCTCCATTCAAGCGTTGGCAAACGCGGGCATAAAAGGCAGCAGGGCAGGTACTGGCCTGCGCCGGATGATGGTAAATCTTCAGAACCCCACCACTAAGGGCGCTAAAGTAATAGAGCGGTTTGGCATAAACCTCACCAAGGTGGACGGTACTACGCGGTCGTTTGTAGATATATTAGGTAATTTTAATCAGGAAATGTCTAACGTCAGTGACGTTGAAAAAATGGCCGCCGTGACCGACTTGTTTGGCGTACGCGCCGCTCAGTCGGCCAGCCGTCTAATAGACGCGTCAGCGGAAGTTGCTAACTTTCGCAAAGAGATGGAATTGGCGGGTGGCACGGCGCAGGAAATGCGCGAAATCATTGAGGACACCCTGGGTAAAGACTGGAAAAGTTTAAAATCCGCTTTTCAAGACATACAGTTAGATGTATTTCAGGCGTTTGAAACCCAGCTTAGAAGCACAACCGCTGAAATGACCGTGTTTCTTGCCAAGCAGCAAGAAATCAACGCGGAGATGAGTGCCAGTGCGGGATTTAGTCCCGAGCAAATAGCTGCTGGAGAAGGGATCAGCGAGCTAGACATTTTAATCGGCCAAATGCAAAAAGCCACCGACGTAGCATTTCGGTTAGGTGGTGCATTCATAGCGTTTAAACTCGTAAGTGGTACCGCTACGCTGTTTGGAGCGTTGGCGGGAACTTTGAAATCTAAAACCATCCCCGCGTTCACTACGCTAACCGCTAGAGGCACCCAAAGCGCCACTGCGATGACGTTGATGGCACAACGCAGTCAGTACGCCTCGGGGATGGCGGGACTTCAAGCCCAGTCCACCTTTTTACTCTCCCGATCCTTCCAGGTGGCCACCACCTCGGCGGGCGCGCTTATGATAGGCCTGTCTAGGCTGTCTGTTTTCATGAGCACTTGGGGTGCCGCGATTGCCGGTATAGCCACGGTCGGCTACCTGGTGTACAGCGCGGTAGAACATGGGTTTAAGGACTCAGAAGATTATGTACTTGACCACAAAGACAGGATAAAAGAGCTAGAATCTGAATACGATAACCTTAACGAAACTATTCGGGATATAGAGCACACTCGGTCACGTAGGGCGTTAGAGCAACGGGAAAAGGAGATCCGCACAGAGTCGGAGGCTCTTAGAGAACAGATTGGCGTTTATGAGCAACTAAACGCCACCGACACCGGTGAACACGCTGAAACGTTCGCTGCGCGACTTTCAAACCTTACGCATCAGCTAGAGCAGCAGGGCACCGCCTTAGCTGACAACCTTGCCGCTCAAAACGAGCTTGGCACGTCTTTCGAGCAGCAGTCCAGCGTACTGACAGAGGTGGACAGAGTCTCTACCGAGTTGGCTGAAAAATTGACGGCCCTAGCGTCTGCTAATCACCGGTTCGCAAGCGGTTCCAAATCCGCGGGCATTGAAGCAAGAGGGTTAAGTAGGGATGTCACCGCGCTCAAGTTAGAACTTAGCGGCTTAGTTCAGGAAGTGGAAGAAACTTCTAGTTCGATGGTTGATTTATTTGACCAGTTAGACGAAGCGCTCGGCCGAGTAAGAGAAACCGTAGGGGAAGAACTTAGGTTTGAAGGGCTTAGCGACTTTGAACAGCTGCAAGAAAAAACACAGATCCTCAACAGCCTACGTAAAGAAACGGCGGAACTGCAAAAAGAGATTGCTAATGGTAACGAGCAGATTGGTGACGACGTACGTCGTAATCAAGCCTTACAGGTAGAGACCGAGGAAGAGCGCTTACGCCTTGTTCACGCTAACACCTTGGCCCTGACTGAAGGCGCCTCGGCGAGGGAAGAATACTTAGCTCACTTCTTTAGTGAAGAAGCGCAGATCAAAGCGGTTAAAGAAAAAATGGTGGATCTTAACAAAGAGATCGCCACCATGTACGCCCTCCAGGCCACGGGTCAAAGCGTAGACGGAGAAAAGTGGACGGACCTCTGGGAACAGTTGTTAGCCTCGCAACAATCCTATGATCAACTCACTCAAAAAGGCACTGAAAAGGATACTTCATCTTCTAAAGGCAGAAACAAAGAACTCGAAGAGGCCGTCAAGCTGTATGAGCGCCTTCGTGGTGAATACGACTCGCTAGCGGTAGCCAGCGATGCACTGGCAAAAGAGCAAGGCCAATTGCAGTACTTGCTCGACGCGGGAAAGATAAGCGCCGAAGATTTTTCCCTGGCGTCTAAAGAGCTTACGGAATCCTACCGGGCGTCGATTGATCCCTTGGCCGACATCCGTGCCGAGCTTTACCCTGTGCAGGAAGCCCAGCGGGTATACGCAGAACGCGTAGAGGAAATCGCCGCGGCATTGGCCGCGGGTACGTTGCCGCAAGAGGAAGCAACCGCCGCCATTAATTATTATGGAAAAGCACTGGGTGAGGCGGTAGAAGAAGCCGACCCGATGCTCAAGCGGATGAAGGAACTCACCGACGCTTACGACGATAACCACTTAAAGGCGGACAAGCTAAAGAAAGACCTGGCCGAGATAACACGCCTCCACCAACAAGGCGAGATGGGCGGAGCTAAGTACGCCCGCATGTGGCAAAACATTAACGACGAGATGTGGGACGTGGCGCTAGAGGCCGACCCCGCTGCCAAGGAAATGGCCCGCGCTTGGGAAGAGGCTAGTAACCGTATTGACGAGACGTTCGGCGACGCCTTCACCGGGGCGTTCGAGTCCTTTGATGATTTTGGCGACCAGCTGCTAGATGGCTTCAAGCGACTACTCGCTGAGCTGGCCTACCAAGCCACGCTCAAGCCCATTGTCGTTAAGTTCACTCAGCAAATGGGCGACCAGCTGGGTATTCCAGGCTATGGCAACGCGCCGGGTATGCCCGGCGGCGGTGGACAGGGTGGCTTCAACCTAAACCCCAGCACGCTCAAGAGCGGCTGGGATACGGTTAGTGGTTGGTTTGGTGGCGGTGGCGGCTCTACTGCAGCCGCTGGATATAGTGGTGCGCTAGGCTCCGCAACGGGGGCTTACGGCGGTTGGGCAGGAAGTGCTTCTGCAGGAGCCGCTACAGCAGGTTATGGCGGTGCTATGGGAAGTGCTGTATCCGGCGCTGCCGCAGCAGGCGGTGGCGGTGGCGGAATGCTCGCGTCAATGGGCGGGATGAGCGGCATTGCGAGTGGCATTGGGGCGGGCTACGCGGGAATGCAACTAGGTGATCGGTTAGCGCCGGACGCCAAACACGGCGATGCGGCGGGTGCGATTGGTGCCGTCGGCGGCTTTATGTTAGGGGGGCCGATTGGCTCAGCGATCGGCGGGGCGATCGGTGCCAGTATATCCAAAGGGTTATTCGGGGGGAATTGGAGAACCAAAGACGCCGGCCTGCAACTGGGTGTTTCCGGTGGCGACATCGACGGCAATCAGTACGAACGCCAGCGCAAGAGCGGCGGGCTGTTCAGCGGCTCAAGCTACCGCACAAAGACCAGCGCCCTGGATGGCGACCTGGAATCAGCGCTCTCGGCTAATTACAAAGCTCAAGAAGCCGCGCTGCGCTCATCGCTAGACACCCTCGGCCAGCAGTCGGACGCACTGAACAGCTTTAGCGCCGGCCTAACCAAAATCAGCACGAAGGGCAAGAGCGAAGCAGAGGTCGAGCAAGCCGTCCAAACCTGGCTACAGGGCATCGTTAACCGCGCCGCGCGTAGCGTTGTTGACCCTGCAGAGTTTGCGTTAGCGGGGGAATCTACCGTTGATACCCTCAACCGCCTAGCCACAGCGCTCACCGGCGTTAACCCAATTTTAGAGCAGCTGCACGGCAACGCCTACGCGGCATCGCTAGCAGGCGGCGCGGCAGCGTCCAGCCTTGTTTCATTGAGCGGTGGTCTGGAGCAGTTTGCTCAGCGCGCCGACTACTATTACCAGAATTTCTACAACGAAACTGAGCGGCAAGAAGCGGTGATGACGCAAGCCGCCGAGGCCATGGGCGCGTTCACAGCTCGCACGGGTGAGATTGTTACGACGACTGACGGCCTACGTGACCTCGTCGATAGCATTGACCGCAACAGCGTCGCAGGCCGGGAGCTATACGCTGAGGCTATGCGATTGGCGCCTGCGCTGGTGGAAGTTGAAGCCGGGCTAGAGCGCGTGCGGGATCGGTTCAGCGACATGCTGAGCACCGCGGAAAGCGCACTAGGCAGCGCCGAAGAAGCGGCCCTAAGCGCCTACAAAGCGTTCGAGAAGCAGTCGTTCGGGCAGCAAGTGACACTGCTGGAAGCGATGGGCGAGAGCCAAACGGCATTAGCGCTACAGCGTGAGCGTGAACTGCAAGGCATTGACCCGCTGCTACATGAAACCCAGCGGTTTATCTGGGCTATGGAAGACGAGGCCAAAGCCAAGCAGGATGTTACCCAAGCGGCGCAGAATTACGTCTCAGAACTTGAGCGCGTACG